CCTGGCCCGAAGGCCTAGATGACACCGGAGATGATTGCATCGCCGAGCTCATTGCTCTGCTCCCAAAGGGAGCCAATGAGAAGTGACAGTGCAGCCCGGACACTTTCTGGATCAGCGACGTCGGCACCTGCCGGGACGCTGATTTCCAGCTTAGCAAGCATTACCTGCTTCGGCTGGCCAGATAGGACATCTACACCCTTGCGGATGGAGACAGTCCACGTGTTCTTCGGGACCGAGGGAAGTTGCCCGTTCGCTAGCAACCCCGGTAAAGTGCGAAGCACTTTGGGCCGGGTAGCAAGCAAGGTGAACGGGTTAGAGGTGGAGCTGACTTCGACACCCGTTTGGGTGCCTCCGAGCGCTGTTACGGCTCGGGCCACACCGTTCACGTCAGGGGCCACATCTGTGGCCAACGTGTAGGTGGGGGATGTCAGGCCGGTGCCAGGTGCGCCGGTACACGGAGAAGCGGGAGCCCATGTCATGGGTTTCCTCCTGTCCTTTCGGGACGTCGGTAGAATACACGTTCGGTAGCGTCCAAGGCCTCAACGACAGCAACCAAAAGGTTACTCGCCGTTACCTCAGGCAACGCAACCCTTGCTCTTTCCAACCGTGAGCCAACCCAAGTGATGATCGTCGCTTCAACGCGGCGAGCACGATCCTGGGTCAACTTCGAGTGGGAGAAGGACAAGTCGTTGTGAACTTGATAGTAACTTAGAGCAGCTTTAAGAAGCTGACCGTCGAGGTCAAGAACGAACCGATTAATGCGCTCATCCTTGCTTTCCCAACGCGTCACCTCACGGTAACGAGTCAGGGTGGCCCGGAGTTCATAACGCTCCGAATCAACAGGGAATTGCATAAACGCATTGTCTACCGCCATTACGGCGAGATCTTTGATCTTCGTCATAAGAGTCTCCTAATGGAACTTAATCGTAGCGCCATTGACGGTCTGAATTTCGAGACACGATAAGAGCGGCTATATTTAGCCATTTCAAACTGCCCAAACTGGGCACCTGAAAGACAAAGCCTGGCACTGTTGTGCCGGTGTACTCTGTCCGCAGGACGCGTCTCTTAGTACAGACATACTTGGCTGGGGCGAAGGTGACCGAAGTGACGAGGGAGTTTCTTGGTAGTTGCTCCCGAGAAGTCACGGTTTTCTCAATGCTCCTACGCGAGGTGCGATTGCACCAAGCTATATTCACACCGAGATTCGACCACCCTGTGATTATATCTCCAACATTGGAGAAATAATCGATCAAGAACGAGTAAGGGATCAATTCCCAGGCTGTAGGTACGAAGCTTGCAAGGTCGAAACCAAACAAGCGCGCATCCATCTGTCCTGGGGAAAGAGCTTCTACTCTTACGGCACCGCGGTATACCGTCTGAACGGTTCCTACCACACGCTCATCGAGGCCCCAACTTGTAACTCCCACTAGGGAGCTACTATGGGTCCACGGGAAATCGACCTTACTCTCACTGCGACCGGTTACCCGGCGAACAGAGAGAGGCCGTCCGGTGTTAAGTTTGTCGAGTGCATCGCACCCGTCCTTAACGTCGTTCAGCAAAGGCCGCCACCCGAATTGAGCTTCAAGCCATAAATCAGACAGAGCTTCTGCTACCTTACGGTAGGAGAGACGAGTCGCTGGAAACCTTCTGCGGACTTGGGTTGCCAAGTCGTGGAAGGCGTCCACTGATCGTCTAAGGCCCTGAGCTGGATTCTTGATCATTCGTAAAGTCTGGCCAAGCTCTCCGACGACTACCCCACCCTCTAGGGCGGTGTAGACTGAGCGGATTGACTGGTTGAACTTTCCGAGTGCCTCAGCGTTGGATCTCGCATCATCCAAGTCTAGAGGGTCCTGAGCAGGGGGTACCAACCATATGTTGTGACTCCCCGTCATCTCCTGCTTCCACACTTGTCCTCCCCATTTATAGAGGAAGATAGAGTGCCCATTTGTTACACGGGCAGTGGTAGCAACTCCGTTCATCGTTGTAGTGGCCGACTGGCCATTCTTCAACTTGTCTCGCCACCCAGGGATATTATTCCCGAAGGTGACACTATCCAACCAAGTTTCCTTGGTGGTAAATGGGCCTTGTAGAAAGTAGGGCGCGCCTGGTAAGGGCGGGCTTTCTACTATCACATGGGTTCCAGAGACAGATCCCGGAGAAGAGCGAGATGGCATTTATGCAAAGTACCTCTAGGTAGGATTAAATACGGATGCTCCCGTTGCCGTT